TAATCTATCTGCTGCCAATTCATCTTCAGAATCTACTTTAATAATGTTTTCTTCTGCAACTTTTATTAGTTGCTCAACCGCTTTATGACCTGCTGCAATTATTCTTAATTTTATTTCTTTTGTATCCATTAATTTAATTTAATTGTTATTTGACTATCTATTATTCTATACATCATAACATCGTCAACAGTAAACTCATATTCGCTATCGGGAGAAAAACATACCATATCCCCCTTATTTATTCCTTTTGAAATTAAGTAATCATTTGGATATAGCATCTCACCCATTAATGGCTCATTGCTAAAAGGTTTTTTTATGTAAGAGTCAATAGCATCTATTGGCTTTACAAAACAATACTTATCATAAGCATTCCATACACCATCTTTTTGGTACATGAAAAATTGGTCTAGCTCAACAAAAAAGATATTGTCCTTAAAAAAACTTTTTCCGCTTTTCTGCCTACCCCTCATATCATAATAAAATTTAAAAACATTATGATGAACAAGTAATATGTCTCCGGGAGTTATTGGACCTGAATACCCTAATGGTACCTCTATTACTTTAGCAAGCCTGTTTGAAGATATATAGTCTTCTTCAGATGTACTTATAATAACATCGAGTCCACTAATGGATTTTGTATTGTTGTACCTTTTATTTATTAAAGACTCAACAATAAAGTAAAATGGTGATTTCATTAATAGAATATATTATATTCAATAGAAATTGGAATGTTATGCGTAAATTCTTTCCACAAAAGTATTTCATTTGCTTCGTTGATGATATATATTTTTATAGACTGAGTTGAATCCTCAAACTTTATTACATGTATCTCGTTAGTGTCGTTTAATATTTTTTGCCCTACGATATAGTGCATTGCCCCACCTTTATAGTCAGGACCAATAGAAATTTTTCTTATTTCCATATTAATTATAATACAATGGACACTACTCCTGAAGCGCTAGCATAAAGTTGTCCTTGAACTAAACCTCCTGCTAAAGCAGCAGCATTAGATGCATAAGTAGGCAAAGTCAATACAGCACTTGGTAATAATTGTAATAAACTTGAAATTAAAAAATTTTTAGTTTCATTATTTGATGGTACCTCTGTTCCTATTAGTAGGTCACTTAATACAGGTACAGCTACGGCATATGTGCTTATTTTTCCCATTTTTTTTTAATTTAAAGTTAATAAGTATAAAATCTTATCTATTAACCCAAGCATCTCATCCATAATATTTTGTAACTCTGAAGGATAATTATTTCTTTCTGAATCTATAGTTGAACGTAGGTCTTTTAAATGAGAAATAGCATCTGTGTTTTTTGATTCAGGAATAGTTATTTCAACTCTTTTATTACGACCAAAATACGCTTCTGTAAATGTATCAGTTAAATCAAGTATTCCATCATAATAAGCGTTTAATGCTTTATGTTCTGCAAATGAAGTAGTTTGAAGATGTGCTATATGCATTGTATCTCTCGATTGGAATAATGTTCCAATAAATTTTCCCGGTGTCATATTAATTTTGTTTTTTTGTTACTTCTCCTGTCTCAATGTTTATTACAGCATCATTGCCGTACTTTTCCATTAATGTCTTTTCGTGCTTTGTAAAAACATCCTTGATACCATCTATGTATTTTATCAAGCTATACTTTTGCAATTCTAAATCACCAAGATTCATTTTTGCTTTAGAAAAATCACTATTCATCTCTCTGATGTTTTTTAATTCTTCCTCTGTTACAAAAATAACATCTTGAACATCGTTGTTTTCTATCTTACCCATTTTATTTGATTTAAGTTAATTTTGTCACAAATATAATGCTTTTTTAATAAACATTCTCCAAACAAAAGAAATAACAACTAAAAGGATTGCCCCTGTCAATACTCCCCAAAAAAATAACTGCCAATTAATGCCACGTTTTTCTTTTGCCCTTTGCTTTGAGTCTTTATAAATATACTTGTATTTAAGCACATCTTGCTTAAGAACTTTGGTCTTATAACGATACTCAATTCTTGTTTGCCACCTAGTTTTAGGAACGTAAATATTATTGAACTTAACTATAGTATCCTTAGTGGTAAAATACTTCTCCCATACGATAGTATCATTTATTATTACAGGAATAGAATCTATTGTGTTTATTGTTATGGTATCAGAGTCTTGAATAACCTTTAAGCCGTGTTTAAGAGCTTTTTTATAATGGTATTGTGCCAAGCGTTCACTTGAGCATCCAAGTAACATTAGAGCGCTTAAAAAGACCACAAGGATATACGATAGTTTCATTATTTCTTTTTGAAAAAGTTTCTTTTTTTATCTGCTCTATTTGCAGATTGAGATTGAGATACTGTTTTTGTTTTAGATACATGGGCTACGTCTTTTCCGTCATGGTTTCCTGCTGTACCATTCTTTCTATTTATACGCTGAAGGTCTCTTCTATATTCTCTACGTTCTTCAGTATCATGATATTTCATATCATATTTAACCTTCTTCTCTCTCGCTTCAGGATTTTCATGATAATACTTTGCCGTTTTAGACTTACCTTTAGTCGTACCTGCTAAAAAATTTCTCATCTCCCTTGTTTTGTATATGTTTTCTTGTAATTCTTACTTGACTTCAATTTAGAAGTCTTACTCTTTGCATGAATATTTGCACGCTTTACTTTTGGCTTTATCTTTTTATTTACTTCTATTTTCATAGCTCAATTAAAGTATAAGTGAATTTATTTCCGAATGCTGCCTTAGCCTTGTTTATAATTTTCATGAACTCGACAAAATTTGAGTTGAATCTAAAAACTTGACACCCCTCTGAAAAGTAGTCCACGTAAGTTGGGTCTTTGTAGATAGATGAGCGATGAATATTGATACCGAACATTCCTGTCTCTGTTATCTTCTCATCATACACAGTGTCCTTGTTATTATCTCTATATACAGTGACATTACCAAGACGCTGACATAAAGCCTCATACTTCCCATTATGCATAGACACACTATATACCCCTCTGTATTGACCGGTCTTTAGTCTAGCTACTCCTTTCGATTGTCTTAATATTTCTGTAGGTTTTTTGCCGGGGTCAGTAGTTATTTTCCACTCGTGGTACTGCCAAACTCCGTTTATTTTGTACGACAAAGTTAAGGTGTCATCGAATTCGTTTGTGACCTTCTTGCCGGGCTTTAGGTTTCTAATACCTACAATATTAACATCATAGTCTTTGGGGCTGTTAAACCAAACATAGCCCTTATTCTTGACTGCTATCTCTATCTGTTCTCTTGTGTAGTTCATCTCTCAAAAATTTATTTTCTTTTTTTAATAAGTAGTGCTCAAATATCATCAAGATACTAAAAACAGATAATATATATGCGGCGTATTTCATGCTCTGTATATCATTGCTTTAATCTTTTCCTGCTGTAGGAAGTTCAAATACTTAAATAGTTTTCTTATCATTTTATTGTATCTATATCCTGCTTAATATCCCTAGCCCTTGCAAATAATAGCTTCATAGCCTGCCACAAATCAATGCCTTTTACTGCCTTGTAATTTTCTGATATACTCATAACCTCTATAGACACTAAAACTAATGAAAGTATCTTAGTTAGCATCAAAGGTACTGAAAAGAATGTTAAAATAATATCATTGAGTATAAACCTATCTATTAAATAGAACAAAATAACAGCGACTTCATATAGCATTAATTTAGATATGATAGCACTAAGTTTCCTAGATGTAATAGGGATGTTTAGTTTCTTTGACTTCCAAATTCCTGTTAACGTATCTATTACTATAGCGAAGCCAATTAAAAAAAGTATCCCTGTAATAGGTAAAAAGAAAGCTCCAATAATTCCAAATAATTTTGTCGATGCAAAACGAATGTTCGTCAATAATATGAATAGTTGTGTTCTCATGGGGCTATATCTTCAAGGGCATCTAAAAGGCTAAAAGCCAAATAAAAAAAAAGAGTACAACCTCAAAGCTTTACATAAAGCTCACCATCACTCAACATCATTGAAAATGAAGTGATAAATCCAAATAAAAAATAAAAAGCTGCTAGAAAGTTTTTATGCATAATATTGTTTGTTTATATTTAATTACAATCCTCCATCATTAATATTCCATAAATAGACACCTGTAAGAATTGCCCTGCCTACTATACCTGCAGGTGAATATTTTGCTGTGCCAAAATCAACAGGGCTCAACCCATATAACACATCATATAAAAACCATCCATTGTAGATAGCATCAAGGTTAGCAGTAGAGAAAGTGGCAGGTGTTTTACTACCCATGAAATCTTGAAAATCATTGACATTAGATACATCCCAAGCTCCTATGTTTTGATTAAAATTAGTTGCACCATAAAACATAGCGTTCATATTTACAACTTCCCCGGTAACAAAAGCCAATGGTTGATTAAAAGAAGATGCATTATAGAACATATTACCCATATCATTAACATTCTCTGTATTAAAACTTAATATACCATTGAAAGAAGATGCATTATAGAACATACTATTCATATCATTAACATTGTCTGTATTAAAACTTAACGCTTGATTAAAATTAGTTGCACCATTAAACATACTACTCATACTAGTGACCTGTGCTGTATTCCATAGATTAATATTATTTATTGTAATTGTGTTTGAATTGGCAAACATTTGATAAAGAGTAGTTATATTTTGTAAATTAAGGATATCAGATACTAATGATAAATCTAAGTTAGTGCAACTATTAAAATACCCTCCATTATTAGCACCTAACTCAAGCTGCCCCCAATGTACTACCGATGTAATATAAGTTGCACTTCCATAGGAACCAAAATTCCACCCTATACAATCACCAATTATCTCAACAGTATAAGTGCCTGCTAAGGCATAAGTATGAGAACTGTTAGCAAAACTATTTACATCTATATTGTTATCTCCCCAATCTATAGTTCCTGAATAAGTACCTGCTGCATCATAGGGTAGAGTGATAGTTTCGTTTGGAATTGTAGTAGTCCATGTAGTAGTGAAATATATAGGAGGAGGAGGAGGCAAAGGTGCTGCACTAGACTCTCCATTGACTGCTATATTTATCCCTATCTGTATCATTACCAAAGAGCTATAATTTTAGATGCCGTTGTTGAAGTTAAAACCCTTATAACTTGAATAGGAAGAAAAGACCCCGATGGAATATTCACAAAGGTAACATTGTCACCTCCTGCTGTTACAACAGATAGGTCTCCACTTTGTCCAACATATAATACTGATGGCTCAATTGTTCCTGACATATTTGTGCCTGAATATAATTCGTAAGCGTCTCCGCCACCCGATATAATATCTAAATTTAAAGTCAAAACATTAGCGCTATCTACATTTGTAACCATTGCACCTAATACATTAGCATATACAGTATCACCGACCTGAACTCCCAATGCAATAAAGTCTACAGTGTTATCTATAAGTTTAAATGGAGAAGCTGAACTAGCAGTACCCTGTAGAATAAGGCTTGGCATTGGTATATTCGTATCGTCTGAAGGTGTAACAGACAGAGCTCTACTTACTTGAAGTTTTAAATTTGGCATGGCTTATTTTTTTTTAGTATTTTTCATATCTGCTTGTGCGTTTTTCGCATAATTATTTCTTGCGCCTGCAGTTAAATTTTGATTGCTAGCTTCTTTAATGTTAAAGGCCATATTTTTTAACTCTTTCTTTTTCATGGATTTTGATTCACCCTTTTCGTGTTTAGCCATTGCCATCTTGGAAGTATATTTCTCTCCTGTTTTCTTTTCAACAATCTTTTTGGTCTTCATAATTTTATTTTTTACGGTTAAACATTTTATTTACAAGTAAATTAGGATTGTTTAATGCTTCTTTTCTTTTACTGCACCCACAATCTTTACCTACAGCCTTTGAAACAGTGTCTACTACCTTTTTAATTCCTGTAGTAGTTGTTATTTTTTCAATAGCGTCTCCTAGTCCTTTCATTTGATTTTATTTTTACAAAGATAATAAAATTATCTTATCTTTTTTGCCGTATTTTTTCTAGGGTCATAAGTAAAATTACTTATCGGCTCACCTGTTCTTTTAGATGCCCTATCTTTTGCTCTTTCAGATGCAGTCATTGA